ATCGCTGGATAACGCAGTGATGTACGCCACGTTGAGCCATACCTTACAGAATCACTAGAAGAATGTAAACTCCTCGAATAACTCGGGGGCCTCGTTACGAGACCTCTCGATTTCTTTTCAGAGTTTATCATACCTACTAGCTTGTTTCTTAACTAAGGCTTTCTGTGTCCAATCAATATTAGAAATATTGATCGCTACATCTTCTCGCGCCAATTCCTGGATCACTTGCCATGACGGACCAGTGTTAAGTAACACTGATTTATCAAGGTCAAGTCTTGTCTTCTCATATGAGAGAGCGTAGATTCAGAAACCGGGTCCCAAACCTTTAAGTAGGAATTCTAGAATCCTATGTGGACCATTTTTGGACATGAGAACCTTTCATCAATTCTGATAGAAAAATTTCTCTTGTTCCTCAAGTGACTTAACAGCTTCCCTCTTATCGTCAATTCTCAATTGGAGCAATCCGTTGAAAATATGATACTGTAGGACAGGTAAGTAATTCGTAGTCGCAGAGAAACATCACATCAATGTATTTACATTGATGGGACTCTCGCGAGAATCTACAAAATTACTAAGACCGAAGCTTGCCCACAAAACATTATTGGCCTCAGTGTGAAAATCTTTCGATTTTCTCAACTGGGCTAATAAGTCTAGAAGGTTTCGGAAATTAGATAGTAAACCTAAGTTTCAACATTCACGAATGAACATAGCAAGGTATTTCTTATCACGAACCAGTCGCAGGGTTAAACCTGGACCGATTGGCGTAATATTAATACCATCACCAACTCATCGTTTAGCGAATTCGCAAAAACGAGTAGAGACAATAGATTTAGACATATTAATACTAACTCCAAGTGACTTCATAAGATTAGAATACTCACGAGCGACATCATCATTAGCAATAACGATGTCATCCCCGAGTATAACATAATCCTCAAAATTCTTAATCCCACAGTTTAACGCGGCAATTCTAACGATAACATGGTGTGTTAACGCCAACATCGCTCACGAACTATAGGCCCCCATAGGTTGTCCTACAGAGTACTTGTAGTATCCCCCCTTATATGCTCAAGCGAAATCTAATAATAGAAATCACTTGTCACCTAAGGAAGGTACGAGAGTATTCAGTATTAATTTCTGTAAATCTATTGGTATTCTATCCGTAGCTGCGCTTAGATCGAATGAGTGATAGGTAACTTCTTTTCCAGATAGTCTCTTAATAAATTTATTAAGAGCACCGTCCTGATCAAAAGTACCATCACAATTCTCTAATTTTCTCAACACCTTAAAGACTGCATTGTGTAGTGGTTTAAGACTAACCTGTAATCACCAGTTAGTAATAGCAATTACTCTGGCCTTACCGGCTTGATCATAAACAACAGACAAACGTCCTAGAAGTATAGGTTTCAACGTACCGCTCAATCAAAATATAAGATAGAGTGGAAAACTGATTACCAAAAGGAAAACACATCATAAGGATACTCAATTAGCACCATTATAATACAAAAGACCAATTAAGGCTTTCGGATTATAAAATGCTAGAGCTTCCAGTGATGCGCTTCACGAACTCTTAATAGAGTTCGGGCTGCTAGTTTCCAACTTCAAAAGTGTGGGGGATTTTAACCTAAGAGTATGTATGGATAAATCCCTAAGAGCCTTCTTTACTACCGTGCTTTCAAAGCAACGCGTAGTCCCTGTAAACTCTGATACAATCGTATCAAGAGAAGGGGAAGGACTCGTAGGAAATACCCTAAACATAGAAAGTATAGAAAGAATACAAACAATAATTTTCTTATCTTTAATGAGATCTGCATTACGCAGAATCTTTCTTAATGATAATGGAATTATTGTAGGTAATCCTGTGTGGTCAAGTTTCAGACATACCCCATTAGGGAGTATGGTATGATCTTGACCAGCCAAGTATCGGGAGACTATTCTTAATGCCTCTTTCAGATAAAGAAATGTTAATTTCCAACCTGATCGATTTATTAGAATAATGATCCTTTTACCTAGAAGGTAGAAGGCTTCAGCGTGGTTAATACAACCTGTTATCCAGATGACCTTCCCAATGTATTTCTTAATTTCATAGATTTTAAGTCATACCTTGGAAGAGAGTCTTGTCCTTTTAAAGCTGAAGATGTGTTTTATAAACATGTTTTTAGTTAGAAAGTACCGGACTATTCACCGGTTAGCTACAGGACCTATAGAATAAAATTTGAGGAGCTATACCAGGGAGGCAATCGCAATAGCGAACCCGCCCGTGTTGTGTAATCCGTCTTAGTCTCGGTTTCTGACAGTTGCAGTAGCCATAAAGTATTAAGCTTTATGACGGCTCCGCTGAAGGACACCTAAGATTTAAGCGTACCGCATTGCCTCACTTGAGGTCAGTGTCGGACACATTATAGTATCAAATTTAATTTTATAGGAGTTACTTGATGTATTAACAAAGTTAATATCATTGTCCCATTGGAAGCATGTAGCATGGAGTGTCGAGCTTAGAATTTCTTCTAAGGGGCCGAAACTCTCCTGGCGAAAGGCCA